GACTTGTGATATATGTGTATTCTTTCATTATCTGGCGAATCGTCTATTTCAATAATATGACCAGACTTTGTTTTCCACACATGATTGAATGGATACTTTGCTGCATATGCTGGTGCAGGTTCAGGACCTAATTGTTCTTTCTGTACTGTATTTATTTCACGAGCCAGATCAGCAACATCGTTGTTCTTCTGATCTTTACCTGGCATCTTAGCATATGATCCCCACAGAATAGGCAACTGCTTCTCATGTCCATCTAGAAAGAATCCAAACACATGTGAGCCGACTTCTAGACCCGTCGGTGATCTACCAATCTGCTTGTAACTGGCAGATGTTGTGGGAAGTAGTGGCGTAGCCCAAGGCAAATCGTCTGTTTGAATCTTAGGATCGTCATGCTCACCCATAACTCTGATCTTAACTCTACCGAGTTTTTCTGGATCCATAATATCTTCTACGGTGGCTACAAAAAAATGAAAACCTTCTTCGCCCATTCTTGTCGTTGTCATTATGCATTATCCTCATACGAGCCTTTAATTAACTCTAAAGCACAGTAGTATTCTTTGTTTCTTGCTGGAGGTGTTAATACAACATGTCTAACTTTAGATATTAAATAATTTCCAGAAACAAGTCTATTTTCTTTTTGTGGTCCTGTTGCACCAGAATGTTCGGGCAATCTTATTTCAATAACATCACCGACAGATAAAGCAGAGTCTCCATATACTGTAGCATGAAATATGTTTTGTGCTATCTTTGTAGCAAAAGAAAATTTCGCACCGATTGATTCTGCCAAATAAGTTTCTGGTAAATGACTAGAAGAAGGCACTATCATGATATTAGATGGCTCTGAACCGTACTTTCTTTCATAAAGTGTTGTGTTTGTTGGTAATGATTTATCAGAAGCAAATTTAAATTTAGATTGTTTTTCTAAGTTTTTATATTCTGTAATTATAGTCTCTCCAGTCATTAAATCAAATTTCTTAACAAGATTATTCAAAGAGCCTTGCGCGAGTTTTGTTGTGTTGTTGACTTGAGACACAAGTTTAAAGTCAAGTAAGTTTCTAGTATTCATATTCCTAGCATCTGTATTTGGAGCAGTATCATGAAAATATATTCTTCCGTTAACTTTTTCTTTCATATTGTCCATTAAAGATTCAATAGAAACAAAATAAAATCCTTTTTGATTTTCATAGAACACATAACTAGAGGATTCATATTTTTCAGACACGGTGCGGCGTCTTATCATATCAATAGCCTGAAAAGGTTTCAATCTACTGACAAGAACTTCTTGTGTTCCTTTAGGTGGATCTCCAATATGTACTTTCTTTTTAGTTTTTATAAAGTCTTTCATGATGTTTTTTACAATATCACTGGCACTAGAAGAATATTTTTTTGTAATATTCAATGTATTGTTTGTTATAAATTCTTCGCTACTGGCTGTTATGACATATACTTTTGATGTTCCTGCTGGATTTGATTCTTGTCCTATTATTGACTTGGTGTGCATCTTGTATTTTAAAGTTTCTTCATATCCGCCAGTAACAAATTCAACTTCTATTGTTTCTTCACCAATAATAGGAAATTCTGTAATTAATCCTAGAGAATCAGAAAAAAGAAAATCTGCACGAACAACAGGAAACAATAAATCTTCATATATGTTAAAAGCCAAAATCTGAGCAGTAAGATCATAACTTTTCTTTCCCGAAAGATCGGAAAGATTGATTGCCTTTACATCAATTGCGCCAGATTGAATATATGTATTTGTCATTATCTAAATAGATTTTTAAGTTGTTTTGATGCATCGCCAGCAAACTTATTACTTAATAGTTTTAAGTTTGTTTTTTTATTATTTAATTCGTTTTCATATTCATAAGCATTAATAGCATTCCAATAATTTAATTCGTTATCGGGAATGTTTTGTGTAACAGTAGTAACACTATCTACTGTTGCTGTTTCACCGCTTGTATATCCTTCAATAACGTCTCCCTCAGATATACCGCCAGCAATATGTCTTACAGTAGCATATGATGTAGTGCTATATGCTAATTCAGCAACGATATCACCAGAAATCTTCAATAACTCTCCATCAGTAAATGTACCAGAAGTTCCTGACAATTCAAGACCGACAACTTTGTTTGTTGTGACAATCAATTCTTCTTGGCTGCGAACATATCCGATTATGTTATTGTTGTTACCTAGTTCTGGTCTCCAATACTTTTGTTGACCAACACCCAAAGCGGCATATGCAGCAGTAGTTATATTTGATTCGTCGCCTGTACCGTTTGTTCTAAAGAAAACAATTTTTTGTTGAGCGGCAGAAATACTACCATATTTAATTGCTATTAGTTTGTTTAAGTCTTCGTCTGATAAAGGTACATCATAGTATGGATCAACGATGCCGTTTGATAAACTGATAAGCCAAGTGTAGTCAGAATCGTTGTAATAGTTATATGATAGAGCGTCGAGTCTTTCGTTGTTTTTGATTACATAATCATAAAAAGCCTGTTTGTTATTCAATGTAAGTTTTGACATATTGACACGAGATAATAAATTTACGGCGGGAACACCGGCGTAATTTACTATAGGAAGTTTTTTAAAGAACTGCGTCATTTATTAGAACCTTAAATTTAAAATATTAGTTTTAGGTATTTGGGGCAGAAATAAAATTTTCATAATCAGTTTTAATATCTTGTAATAATGTTTCACCCAACGCTTTATTTGAGCCGCCATAATCCTCAGATGTAACATATTCCATTTCCGATAAACTTATTTCTAATTCAATGAAAACTGGCGCTCCCGCTTTTTTTGCTTTAAAAAACGCAGGAGTTGCTTGTGGATTATAATTGACAAACACATCTCTTATTATACATTTTTTAAAATTATAAAGAAATTCTGGAATAGAAAATTTTGGCTGAACTATATCAGGATAATGCCAGAACGCCCTAAGATCACTTGAATAAGAAGGTAAAGAATGTTTTTTGAATGAATATATTATTTTTCTTATCAATTCGCTTTCATTTGCATTTTTAGGAGCAAACAACCAACGAAATCTATGTGTTCTGAATCCTATTCCATCAAAAATTTGTGTTAGAGCGGGATTTTCAATAAATCCTGCTGCGGGTCTAATGGCTTCAGAAAAACTTGGAATTTTATCTAAAATTGTTGGTAAAAATGCTCTTGCTCCTATTTCTACTCCAGTAGCAATAGGTCTATTTTTAAATTCTCCATAAACTTCATTGTAATTTTGAAGATTTTGTAATGCTAATCCAGAAAGTCCTAGTTCTGTTTGTTTCCAATTAGCAGAAGTCGCATCATACAACGCATCGGGAATAGGAAGAACTACTGTGTCCGTAGGATTTATTTCTGTTCTACCAAAAGCCGTTTGTCTACTATATTCAGCAAAATTGAAAGTTATATTAAACTGCGCTGGAGTTTCCGGAAAAGAAAGATTTTTACCTCCATTTGTTTTATCTGCGCTGTTTTGTGTTTTTGTTTCTGGATCTTGATTGTTGTCTGTCGCTTTATTTCTTTCGGCAAGAGAGTTCACAGTCGATCTTATAGGAGAGTCTGGACCAAAATCTGCCGTTGCGCCTGAAATAAAACTATCTAGTGCCGAAGCAACAGACAGCGCACTAGTGATAGCAGATATACCAGACTGAATGAAACTTGATTCCATGGCCCCAGCAACGCCAGCACCAGCCACGCTTTTAATAGATGAATACTGAGACACAATTTTACTCGCCGAATCTATAGTGTTCAGAACAGTTTGATTTGTAGGAGAAATAAAAGATGATTCTATGCCCATGGTTTCCCTATAAATAGATAGAGTAGTTATTCTATTTATAGTGGATTTTTAATGAAAGGTAAGTTTCAACCCAAACATCCTACAAAGTACAAGGGTAACCCAACAAACATTATTTTTAGATCGAAGTGGGAAGCAGACGTATTCAGATTTTGTGATATGAATCCTGATATAGTCAAGTGGTCCAGTGAAGAAATAGTCATTCCTTATGTTTCACCATTAGACGGCAGGGTGCATAGATACTTTCCTGACATATGGATACAGAAGACGGACAAATCGTGTGCTATAATTGAGATTAAGCCATTCAAGCAAACTTTGGAACCAGAAATACCTAAGAAAAAGACTAGAGCATTTCTTAATGAAGCCGCGACATATGTAGTTAATCAAGCAAAGTGGAAAGCAGCATCAGAGTATTGTAAAGATAGAAATTGGAAGTTTATTTTAATGACAGAAAACGAAATATACGGCGGTAAACATTAATGGCAGAGAATACTACCACACAGAATCCCTTTACTGACATTCTTGCTAAGGGCGTCCGACAGGGACTAATGCCTGGAAGAACACAGGAAGCCAGAGATTGGTTCAGAAATACTGCCTCGAAGGCCAATAGAATAACTGAAAACAAACTGCTGGCATCTTCTGACATATTAGTAAATAGAACAGAAGTTGGTAGAATGTATCTATTTGCGTATGATCCAAAAACAAAAGCAGACCTGCCTTATTACGATAGATTCCCTCTGATCTTTCCGTTTAAGGCGTTGCCCGACGGCTTTCTAGGCATCAACATGCACTATTTGCCATACGTCCTAAGAGCAAAACTCATGGACTTGCTATACAACTATGTCTCTGACCCAAAACTAAACACCAGAGCCAGACTAAAGATTACCTATTCTCTGCTACAGTCTGCCTCGACGAATAAATACATCAAGCCTTGCGTGAAACGTTATCTGTTCAGTCATGTAAGGTCTAAGTTTGTTTATATTTTACCGGCAGAATGGGACATAGCACTCTTTCTTCCTGTTGAGAATTTCAAGAAGGCTAATGTAAGACAAGTTTGGAATGACAGTAGAAGAATAATAGGTAAGGTATAAAAGAGATATGACAATTCTAGATTCTATCGGGAACGCTCTTGGACTGACTAATCCAGATATGCGTAAGCCAACTGAAGGCTTTAGCATAAATGAATTTAGGTCTAACGTTCTCAATAAAGGCTTATTAAAGAATAATCT